CCTAAGCGTCCAAGTGAAGAAGAGCTGAAGATCATGCAAGAAATGTTCGAAGCCAGTGTAGACGGGCAACCTTATGACCCAGAACGTTGGGGATCTTACTTCCGTCCAGCAGGCTTTAGTGCTCCTGTAACTGCTCCAATTAATGGCTCTGGATCAGCAAGCACTCCTGTAGCGGAAGCAACTCCAACGCCGACTCCTGCACCAATTCCCCCTGTGGCAGAGTCGGCCGCTGAGTCAGCCCCTGTTGCTGAGGCACCAGTGCAAACTGAAGCACCAGCAAGCAATCAAAAGGCTGAAGACATCCTTGCGATGATTCGTAGCAGACAACAGCAATCATAATATATACAAGGGCACAAGGCAATCTTGTGCCCGTTTCTTTTAACAAGGTGAAATATGGCAAAACCATTTGACGTAGCAAAGTTCCGCAAGGACATTACAAAAAGCATTGACGGACTCAGTATTGGGTTCAACGATCCTACAGACTGGATCAGCACAGGCAACTATGCACTGAACTATCTTATTAGTGGAGACTTTCACAAAGGTGTTCCACTGGGTAAGGTTACAGTGTTTGCTGGTGAATCAGGTGCAGGTAAGAGTTACTTTGTATCAGGTAACATTGCTAAGAGTGCTCAAGAACAAGGCATTTTTGTTGTAATGATTGATTCAGAGAACGCATTGGATGAGCAATGGCTTTTAGCACTAGGTGTGGATACCAGTGAAGATAAACTGCTAAAACTTAGCATGAGTATGATCGATGATGTTGCAAAAACTATTTCAACATTCATGAGCGACTATAAAGCGTTGCCAGATGGAGAGCGTCCTAAGGTATTGTTTATCATTGATAGTTTGGGCATGCTGTTAACACCAACTGACGTGGATCAGTTTAGCAAAGGTGACATGAAAGGCGATTTAGGTCGTAAGCCTAAAGCACTTACAGCACTAGTGCGTAACTGTGTAAACATGTTTGGCAGTTATAATGTAGGCATGGTGTGTACTAACCACACATACGCAAGCCAAGATATGTTTGATCCAGATGACAAGATCTCGGGCGGACAAGGCTTTATCTATGCATCAAGTATTGTGATTGCAATGAAGAAGATGAAGCTCAAAGAAGACGAAGCAGGCAATAAAATCTCAGACGTGCGTGGTATTCGTGCAGGCTGTAAAGTGATGAAAACACGCTATGCTAAACCGTTTGAAGGTGTACAAGTTAAGATCCCATATGAAACTGGTATGAATCCATATAGTGGACTCGTGGATATGGCTGAGAAAAAAGGCCTGTTGGTTAAAAGCGGCAATCGTTTGATGTTCGAATCCAAGTCAGGTGAGCAGATCTTACAGTTCCGCAAAGCATGGGAATCTAATGAAGATGAATGCTTGGATAAACTAATGCTCAGTTTTAAAGAAATAGAAGATGAGGTAAGTACAGACACTACAGATGTTGACATTGTAGAAGAACAACAAACAGAGGAGTAAAAATGTCTATCGATCTTGCTGTACAGATGTGGAAGGAATCTCGCAGTTTTATCCACGACTCACATGATAAAAAAGAAGCCGCAGAAGCAGTATCAACGGTGCTAATGGAACACTTTGACGCTGACGATATTGCTGAAGCATTTAAATTTGATAAAAACATCATCAACAGCATCGCAGAGTACATCAACGATAATGAACTCGATGACCTAGATGACTATCTGGAAGACGAAGATTATTAATGTGGTATTCACGGGTTACAAATAGCCTCAGCAACATTCCTGACTTTATTGCACACTATGAAGCAGAACTGCAAGGTGCTAAGAGTGAGTGTAGGGTTGGCGGTGTTGTTGAACGTAACATTCGTGATCTTCCAGGCATAACCGAGCACCGTTTTAATCAACTACAAGAGATTGAAGCGGTGCTCAACTATCTCAACATTCAACTGCGTAAAATACGCAGAAAGCATTTCCAAAAGTATCTTGAAAACTATGCCCGAGCACTTACCAGCAGGGACGCTGAAAAGTATGTGGACGGTGAGGACGAAGTCATTGACTTTGAAACCATTATCAACGAAGTAGCACTGCTACGCAACAAGTGGTTGGGCATTATGAAAGGGCTGGATACCAAGCAATGGCAGATGGGACACATTGTGCGCCTGAGAACTGCCGGCATGGAAGATATACAAGTATAACTACACTGTATGAAAGTAAAAGCATTTCTTAAAATCAACCGTATGGATGCACACGGTGTGTTTTGCACACGCTATTGGTGCGAAGTTTTCCGAGAGTACGAAACTTATATTCTATGCGATAAATTCAAACAGGATGCAGAACCACCTCCTGCTGAACTTAAAAGCATCATGCTAGACTATCCGAACGTAAAAGTTGTAAACAGTGATTACAGCCTTGGCGAGCATCTTGGAACATTAAAGCCACGTAAACGTGGTATGGCAATGGCAAACTTAACTGGAATTGTATACAGCCAAGATGCTGATGCTTTCTGGATGATTGACGCAGATGACACAATGTTCCTAACCTGCGCCTTTGATGTTGTGCAAGCCAAACTACAGGTCGCCGAACAACAATTCCAAGAGCGTGGACTAGATGCTTATAGTTTAGATTTTTACCGTAACAAGACCAATGGATGGACTTTTGGTGTTGCACTGTTGAGCAGTGCGATAAATCCTGCGATTATGCAAACAGTAAGCGGTGACGAAATGATGAGCTATGGTGGTCCACGTAATATTGATACAGCATTTCACGTGCTATGGAAACGTGGCAATCTCAAGTGTGCTAATTTTGTATTTGGCGGGATGGCATTTCAACACACCTATAACAACTATCCTGAAATGCCACAGGGCGTTTATTATTGGAATAAAGGACACTTGTGGGAAGCACCACTACAACCTGATGTGGTAACCATATGAATATAATTGTTCAAGCAGGCGGCAGAGGCAGTAGGCTTCGGCATCATACCTGGAACAAGCCCAAGTGCCTTGTTAGTGTACGTGGCAAACCCATACTATATCATTTGTTTGATCGATTTCCCGATGCCAAGTTCTATGTAATCGGCGACTACTTGTACGACCAACTTGAAAAATACATTGCAAGTAATGATCCTGGTGTAGATGTAACACTCGTCCGTGCTGAAGGTACAGGTACTGCTAGCGGAATAGCACAAGCCGCAGAACAGTGCGATCCTGCTGAACCTGTAATGCTTATCTGGAGCGACATCATAGTACACGATTTTAATTATCCTGTTGACCTTGCCGCCTGCACTGTGTATACCACAGATGCTTTTGCTTGCAGATGGAGTTATGACGGACAATGGGGGTTGGTAGAAGAAACCAGCCACACATATGGTATACCTGGTATCTTTCATTTTGAAGGCCCAGTAACATTACAAAACGCACCTAGCAGTGGCGAATTTGTGCGTTGGTTTAGTGAAAATGTAAAATACTACAAGTTACAAAATGCTAGTGATATTGAAGAACTAGGAGATTTTGCAACTATTGAAAACGACAATGATAGTGTTGGATTTTGTCGTTTCTTTAACAGCGTAACAGTTGAACCAGATCGTGTTGTAAAAAAAGCAATTGATCCAGAATACAGTCATCTAGTTGACGGTGAAATTGAATGGTATTATAAAGTACACGCACTGGGATTTAAACGCATTCCTAAAATATTAGGCACTGATCCACTGGTTATGAGCAGAATACAAGGTCAGCATGTGTGGGAAATTGAAGATTTAACCCACAGAGAACAACGTGCATTACTAAGTGATCTGTTGCTCACACTGCAAGACCTGCATAGCCGGGCTGACGAGATTGCAAAACCAAAAGATGTACATGCGGTGTACATTGAAAAAACAAAACAACGTGTACACAGTGTGGAAAAACTTATACCTGGTTTTGAAAACGAAAGCCTAACCATTAACGGTGTAAAATGTCCAAATATATTTCATGCAAAGCACAAGCATCTGTGGAAAAACATTGAATCAGCAGTTCGAGCATATACTTTTCAGCCAATACACGGCGATCCAACCTTTAGCAATACCATAGTTGATCATAATCTAAAATGTTGGCTGATTGATCCACGCGGATATTTTGCACACCCAAACAACGTTTTTGGCGATCCTGACTATGATTTTGCTAAAGTGTACTACAGTGCCGTTGGGGGATATGATACTTTTAACAGACGCAAGTTTAAACTGTACGCAGATGGTGAAACAGCAGAAATCATAATGGCAGAGCCAAGTACCGCTGCTGTCGCAAAACAGGTCTTTGCAGAATTCTTTGGCGATAACGTGCGCAAGATTGAAATACTGCACGGACTGATTTGGCTAGCCCTTAGTGGTTATGCCAAGGATGATATAGACAGTGCCATTGGTAGTTTTTACCTTGGGCTGTATTATTTGAAGCAAGGATTATAATGGAACACTATTACAAAAACATTGATGGTTGGTTTGGATTTAGGCATCAGTATGAATTCATAATGTCATGGATGCCCGATAATGGTACATGGGTAGAGCTTGGGTGTTACCAGGGACGTAGTCTATGTTGGGTAATGGTTGAAAAACACAACAGCAATAAAAATTTTAATGTGTATGCAATTGATAGTTGGCCAACAGACGACGACGAACAAGAATTTTTAGATCAGGTTGAGCTTGGATATGGATTTCTAAACAAAGCAGTTGGGCGTTTCAAAGAAACAATGCGTCCGTTTGAAGGACAATTCACACCAATTAAAAGTATTAGTTGGGAAGCAGCTGATCAATTTGAAGATGGTAGTGTAGACTACATTATGATTGATGCTGGGCATGACTACGATAGCGTAACCAAAGACATCAAGGCTTGGTGGCCAAAAATACGCAGTGGCGGATACATGGGCGGCGATGATTATGATTTACGTGGCGGTGATGTACAACTTGCAGTTGATAGATTTGTTACAGCAAACAATTTATCAGTGGTAATCAAACCTAATATAAAAGAAAGCAAAGGCACATACAGTAGAGGTAGTGGAAATTGGCTAATAAAGAAACCTTAATACCCTTTGAACTTAGTAATAACTTGCATCACACATGGTTCTTTGACCTTGATGGTACAATATTCAAGCACAATGGCATTTGGGAGGACGGTTACGACACAGTGTTACCAGGTGTTAAAGAACTATGGGCAACCATACCATTGGATGATTGTATTGTAATCAGTACAGCACGAAAAAGTTGTTGGAAAGATGCAAGCGTAAAAGCACTAATGGAAAATGGTCTGTGGTACACTCATCTGTTGTTTGATATTGCACATGGTGAACGTATTATTGTAAATGACATCAAACCAGAGTATAATCTTAAAACTGCTATTGCGTGGAACGTTGAACGGGACAAAGGCTTCCCACAATGAAAAACATGCTCATCATAGTACACAGTGATCACTATGAAGATAGTTTAACCAGTTGTAAAAACTATGATGAAGTTGCCGCATTTTTTATTGCTAAATTTTTAAGAACACACGGGTATAATGTACAAGTTGTACCAGGTCAACGCTGGCTAGGCACAAAGAAAGTTGTTAAAAGTAGTATACACGCATTTGAACAGCACTTTGATAAAACTTTATTGGATCACTATCACAATGTGATGTTTGTGGGTGCTGTACCTTTAAAGATTTGTAGTCCTAAAATTGTAGACTGGTTTACAAAAAATGTAAAAGGACTTATGATTGAGTTTGGAGAGTACCGTCGAGGTGCAAAACGAGACTTACAGTTTTTTTGCTTGCCTGGACCAGAAACAAAGACTGATTACTGCGTAGGTCCTATGTATGATGGCTCAAGTTTATATCCAGATAAACAATACGAAAATCTTGTACTACACATTGATCATCATTTGCCTGGGAGAGGCGATTGCCATCAGCAAATCGTTGAAAAGATAAAGGAACTACCCTCGAACCAAATTTTTAAAGATTGTTGGAACGGGTATGAATTATATTACCATGGCATAAAATTAAACAGCATTGAAGACCTAGACTTTTACAATAAACCGCCAAATATTCCGTTCGCCGACCTAAGTGCAATTTATAGAAAAACCCATGTTGGTTTCCTAAGTCATAGAGAAACAATGGGTTTATACCCAGTGGAGCTAGCGGCATGTGGAAGTGTTGTAGCGGTGTTTAGTCCTGAATTCATGCCGCCCAGCATGTATGAAATAATCACAGTTGAACTAAACAGTGAAAACTTCTGGGATAACATATTACCAAAGATTACATCACAATATGCAGGTCAAATACAACAACAAATGCTACCATACAGTTACGAACAAGGTGTTGCAAAAATGGTAAGGATTATTCAACAATATGCACGTTAGAGCCTAATGTGTATTCTATTTTTTCTGGACAGTAGATGCGATCTTCACAGACATCCACAATGTGATGATAGCCCCAGTCCAGTAACATTTCGTGCAACCGTTGATCTGGCCACCCAAACTTCTCACCATGCCCATACATTTCTAAAGCAATTACTGGCTTGTACCTTAGTATGGTTTGTTCTGCACCTTGCAATGCAAATCCTTCACTGCCTTCAACGTCTAGGTGTATCAGGTCGCATTGCTCTAATCCAAGACTGTCTATAGTATAGGTTGGTATTACACCTGCGCCCTTTACAAAAAGCCCGCCTCGATTTGGACGTACTGGCCCAAGACTTTCATCATAGCTCATTGTCACAAGACCAGGTTTGTTACCAAGACATGCTTGACTTTTAATCACAGTGTGATCTGTATTACGAACAATGCAATGAAAGTTTATTGGGTCAGGCTCAAACGTGTATACTGTGTCAAAGATTTCTTGATAAAATCTTGGATACATTCCAGCCATGCCACCTGCTTGTACTACCACATTGTGTTTAAATACAAAACGACTGATTAATTCTGGTACGTTTTGTCTTACCCGTAGGAACTTGTAGCAACCATAATCACTTGATGGCCACCAAAGCCCATCCCTTAGTTCAATTTCTTGCTCAATTGCATTTACATCGAACTGACGCGGTTGTTCATAGGTAGGCTTTAATTTTTTAATCATTATGATACTTATTTGATATAAATTATAACCCAATATAAATACCTGCATGAGAATTGTATTAGTTACTGGTGGTTTTGATCCACTGCACAGCGGGCATATTAGATATTTTACTGAAGCAAAGAAGTTAGGCGATAGACTTATTGTTGGTGTTAACAGCGATGCTTGGCTTACTCGCAAAAAGGGTAGACCTTTTATGCCATTGGCTGAGCGAGCAGAAGTTATTAGGGCACTCAGCATGGTAGATGCCGCGGTAGCATTCGACGATGATTACGATGCAGATGGTAGTTGTCGACGTTTTATTGAGGATTCATGTTACAACTATGAAGAAGATGAAGTTGTTTTTGCAAATGGAGGAGATCGTACTACAGGCAACATTCCTGAAATGGAAGTTGTTGCTGAGAATCTTACTTTTGAATTTGGCGTTGGCGGCACAGACAAAGCTAACAGCAGTAGTTGGATACTTGCGGAATGGAAAGCGCCAAGAACAGAACGACCTTGGGGATATTACCGAGTACTGCATGAGGAACCAGGAGTTAAAGTCAAAGAACTAGCGGTTGATCCAGGACGAAGTCTTAGCATGCAAAAGCATGAACAACGCAGTGAATATTGGTTGGTTCATGAAGGTCGTGCAACTGTTGTTCATCAGCGTAATGTAGGAAGTGATACGGTTACTAGTCATCTCTATCAGCATGATGAATTACATATACCAGTGGGTGCTTGGCATCAACTTATAAATGATTTTACACAACCTCTAAGAATTATAGAAATACAATATGGCGAAAACTGCATTGAAGAAGATATTGAAAGACGAATTGTTTAACGTTTACATTGGCTATGACAATCGAGAACCTGAAGCGGCAAAAGTATGTAAGGCTAGCATTTTAAAACACGCTAATATACCAGTTAATGTTGAATTTATTAAACAAGATGAAATGCGCGAACAAGGCATTTACTGGAGAGAAAAAGACAGTTTAAGCAGCACTGAATTTACTTTCACACGATTTTTAGTTCCATACCTGAACAACTACGAAGGTTATGCACTTTTTGTAGATTGCGATTTTTTATTCACAGCAGATATTGCTGACCTTCTAGCAGAAGTTAATCCAAAAAACGCTGTTACTGTTGTAAAACATGATTACACACCGCCTGAAGGTGTAAAGATGGATGGACAACATCAACATGTTTACCCACGTAAAAATTGGAGCAGTATGATTGTTTGGAACTGCGAACATCCAGATAACAAAGCCGTAGATCTAGATGCAGTAAATTCTGCTAGCGGCCAAGACCTACATAGATTTACATGGTTAAAAGATACGGAAATAGGATCAGTCAGCCCTGAATGGAATTGGTTGGTAGGTTGGTATCGTGAAGGCAGGGACGGAGCACCAAAAGCACTGCACTACACCGAAGGCGGCCCATGGTTTGACAATTACAAAAATTGCGAGTATGCAAACGAATGGCAACAAGCATTTGAAGAGCTAAATCAACCGCCAGAGTTTCAGGGCGTTGACATTGATCAAGTTAACATACCCCCACATCTTATTCAGGCATTCCAAGCATTTCTTTTAACTCGTCGCGATCCAGATGCTTTATGGTACAAAGATGATTATAGGTCTGATATTGAACTATTACGCCAAAGTTTACAGCAACCTCGCGACATACCTTGCATTGGAGTACTCGACGGAGACCCTGACACAACACCGGAGATTAAAAAAGTGGATGTAATTATAGATGCATTTCTTACGGGTGCAGATGGTGTGGTAACCATGAGCAAAAAAACACCTGATTTTGACAGAAATATTCCTGTAGCAATACGCGGGATTGCAAAGCGTAAAATAATTCACCGATGTAAAGAAGAAGGACGTCCATTCTACTACATCGACACTGGCTATTTTGGAAATAATAAACTTAAGAGTTACCATAGGATCACTAAAAACAGTATGCAATACACTGGTGATCTTGACCCTAATTGCCCTGATGATCGTTTGGCAAAATGTGATGTACAGCAAAAGAAATGGCGTCCTGGTAGAAACATACTGATATGTCCACCTAGTCAAAAAGCCATGAATTTTTGGAATCTTGATCTTGAAGAATGGCTCAGTTTGACAATAACCACCATCGAAGCCTATACTGACCGGCCAATTGTTATTCGTAAAAAGTTAGCTCGCAGTGAAAGAGTAAATATGGACACAATGGAGATGGCTCTTAGTAGAGACGTACACTGCATGGTCACGTTCAACAGTATTGCCGCAGTAGAAAGTTTGATAAATGGCAAGCCAGTGTTCACCATGGGACCAAATGCTGCACAACCATTGGCAAACACAGATCTGTCGCGGATTGAATCACCATTTATGCCAAGCATGGCAGAAGTACATAATTTATTGTGTAATCTGTCTTACCAACAATTTACAACAAAAGAAATGAAAGACGGCACTGCATGGCGCATGCTTAACGGAGGATAAGCATGGCTTTTGACTATGATGTAGCTGTATACATGGGCAGTCTACCTAAAATAAAAAACCATAATTTGAAAGTGCAAATTATGAGAGCTTTTGCTGAAGGTGCAACCAAACAAGGAGCTCGTGTTTTTGTTGGTGACCTACAAAGAAAACTTGTGTCAGCAAGGTTAGCTGTAATAATTGGTTGGGTTGGCATGAATTTCAGCGGGCCACACATCTATTTTCGTCGAGATATTATTGAACACCAAAAAAGAATAGGTGGTCGAGTGATGAGCATTGATGGTAGTTGTTTTAAGTTTAGTCACAGCGGTGATTTGTGGCTACGTTACAGCCTCGATAGTGTTTTTTACAATGAAGGGGAGTACGCAAACAGGAATGCATCTCCAGCACACTGGGAAAAAATTGCTCAGTCTTTGCATTTACAATTCATGCCCTGGCGCAATAAAGGTGAGCATATTTTAATCTGCTTACAAAGAGACAGTGGGTGGAATGCAAAAGGATTTGATCAACCACGATGGTTAAAAAAGACCTTAAAAATACTGTCTGGACGCTCTGACCGTCGGATTGTTATAAGACCTCATCCTAGCAATCAGATCAATTGGCAAAAACACACTTGGGGATATAATGCCCATATTGTAAATCCACTTCAAACTTCTATAATGGATAATATTAAAGGAGCACATGCAGGTATTTTTTATAACAGTAGTAGCAGTGTTGCATCTGTGCTATCAGGGGTACCAGTGTTTGTTACTGATGATAGTGCAGTCACATGGCAAGTTGCAAATTCATCTTTGAAATTTATAGAAAATCCAGAAATGCCTGATCGTACACAATGGCTAAATGATCTTAGTCAAGCTCACTGGACCATCGACCATGCTAGAAGTGGGGAAATTTACCGACACTTTCTACCTTATCTACCAACCTAGAATTACATCGTGACGCACACGAGTAAGTTCTTTCGCACCCCAACTTTTTATTAGCTCTGCCGCATCAAACTGTGTGTCCGCAGTTTTTCCGGTGTCTTCGTGTAGTTTTTGCTCAACTACCATGATGGGTTTACAACGTTTAATGGTTTGCTCTGCCCCACGTACAATTGGTAACTCATAACCTTCGCAGTCAATTTTAATATAATCTACAGCGTCAAGCATGAAATAATCCAAAGCATGCATCTCTACGTTGCCAGTGCCTAAACTGCTTTGATCCACGTGACTATGTCCAGTGTTGCCTTCTGTAACAATCATTTGTATGCTGGTTTCTTGTTCGCCTAATGCACAAGGCATAGTGAGTAAATTGTTAGCAGGGACATTTTTTTCTAAGCATGCACGAAACTGTTCAACTGGTTCAAATGCCATTACAATTTCAAATTCTGCACACAAGTCGCGACTCCACAATCCAATATTGGCACCTATGTCCAGTGCTAATCGTCGGTTTTTTACATAACGTAAACTGCGTTTTCGCACAGGTTCTTGATACACAGGAAGATTGCCTTTCAGAATGTTTTTATCCAGCATTTCACAAAAGTGTGTGTCCTCATCTGGAAACCACCATCCATGTTTTGTATACATTTAACCTCCTAGTACGCCACGCCAATAAGGGTGATCAGTGTGTAGTCTAACTTCTTTGGCTTTGCTGTGTCCACGATGTTTTCTATCACCTTTTTTATGATCCATAACACTACCAAGCTCACTGTTAATAAAAGGATGTCCTGCTAGTCCTTTTGTGTCTGGTTCAGGATTTAGGTTGAAGAACTTAGCACCCATGTTATCGCGGAAATGTTTGCGAACTTCGTCCCAAATAAAACTGTCATGCCATTCTTTATAATTGAAAATAGCATCGGTTTCATACATGTTTGCAAAATACTGTATGTATTGCTGAGCTAGCGCATTTCGCATGTTGTAGGCTACCCATCCACATTCACTGTGATACCGATCTGTGCGTCCAAGATAGCTAATCAGGTAATCTTCTGGACAAACCGTGGACAAAAATTGTTCAGATACGCTACTGTGTGTATGACTGTCTGCATCAAGCCATATTAACCAATCTGTATTCACCGTTTCGGCGGCATGCTGGGTAGCAAATACTTTATAGCAGAATCGCACTGCTTGCCATTTAAAACTTTTCTTAGCACTCCATATGTCTTGATTGTGTGGACCTGGGCCACCATTTGCTTCAGGGTTGTTCACGTGGCGTTTTAAAAATTTGCGAAGACTTTTGTTAGCATCTAATAAGTTAACAATTTTAACATTAGATTTACTTGAACGTGGGTTACAATTCTCAGCGTATACAATCAAATTTACTGTACTAGGCCAGTGTTGTTCAAATGTATCAATCATCTTTTGACCGTATAATTCTAAGCCTTCTTGGTGGAAAGTGGTAATTACAGTATATTTCATGTGAGTATTTAGTGATCAATAACATAGCATATTATCCTTTGCAGTGCGCTCGTAACAGTGTGCCTGTAATTGACAGGTTTTTGTCAAGTTGTAGACGTGCAGGTATAAAGCCAGTGCCCAACAGCATGGACTGCGATGCCGCAGTTATTTGGAGTGTGCTATGGCACGGACGAATGGCAAAAAATCAAGAAGTGTACGAACACTATCGGGCACAAGGCAAGCCTGTGATAGTGATTGACGTAGGTGCATTAAACAGAGAAGTTACTTGGAAAATTGCTATCAACAACATCAACGCCGAAGGCTACTATGGACATCGACACAATCTTGATACGGATCGTCCACGTAAACTTGGATTAGCTCTACAACCGTTCAAACAAAACCGCGGCGACAAAATAGTAATAGCAACACAGCATGGCAAAAGCCAACAGGTTGCCAACATTGATATGGATGCTTGGGTGGACAGCACCATCCGTGAAATATACAAATATACCAACGAGCATCTATGCATGGTAAGACATCATCCACGGTGGAAAGTGGATTACGATAATGTTGAAATGGACCATCCTCATAAGATTCCAGGAACTTACGATAAGTTTGATATTGATTTTAATGTACACACTATGGTAAACTATAACAGTGGCCCGGGTATACAGGGTGCTATTGCGGGTTGTCCTGTGTTAGTAGATCCAACCAGTTTGGCATACCCAGTAAGCATCAACATAAAAGATATTAACTCCCCGCCCGAAGTTGACAGGGATGAATGGTTTATACAGATATGCCACACGGAATACACACTAGACGAAATTGAACAAGGACTATGGCTAAAAAGATTAAGCGACAACTTGGTGAAAATGGCAGCCTAAATTGTGCATGTTTAATACATGATACACTATATGATTTTTCATATGTTGACAAGTTGTATAGAGCAATATGTCGTAACACTTCAATCGATATCACAATGCATGTGTTTACAGAAAGCAATAGACCAGTTCCTGAGCCTTATGTAAAGCACAACTTACAAGAATGGAGTGGAATTAGAGGTCCCAAAAAAAGTTGGTGGTATAAAATACAATTATTTGATCCCACACAATGTGATTTTCCAATACTGTATTTTGATCTTGACACAGTAATTGTTGGTAACATTGACTGGATATGGAGGAAAAACATAGATTTTTTCCATGCAGCTCAAGATTTTAAGTATCTTTTTCGCAGTCGACGTACCACAATCAACAGTAGTGTAATGTGGTTTGACCCACGCAAGTGGTCTCACGTTTACAACGATTTTGATCCAAGATGGGTCAGTGATGGTGTCTGTAGATATCATGGCGATCAAGACTACATACATCAGGCAATAAATCCTGAAAGGCTGTGTTACCTAGATCCTGAAAAAATCAAAAGTTATAAATGGGAAGTTATGGAAGGTGGTTTTGACTTTGGAAAACGAAAACAAAAGTTACCAGGATCGGGAACAATAATTGAAGCAGATCACAGCGTTTATATTTTTCATGGAAATCCCAAGCCGCATCAAGTATCTGACAGAGAAATACATCAGCATTGGAGATAAATAACTTTAGTTGATAAAGGATATTGAATATGGCAACTCGCACAATTGAAGTTTATGGTCATGCTTATGCTGATAGCGGCAGTGTGACTGTTGTCTGTAGTTGGAACGGCGCTCAAGTTTTCAGCGGTACAGTAAACACAACCATTGGAGACCCACCTGAGAATAGTGTTGATCCAGAACTCGCTGTAGCATGGATTGCTGGTGATCCGTTGTTTACTTTTGAAACAACAACCGATGTAACTGGATTTATTCCGGTACAGTTCACTGTAACCGGTGGAATATTATTATGGCAAGACATGTTAGGCAACTATGTTCCATACCAGGGTACAGATCCTATACCTGATCCTTATGATCCAGCTACCTTCTTTGGAGAACTAAACTCGAATACACTTACATCTGATGGTAAAGTAAATGTAGCAGTTGTTCCCAACCCAAGTGGTATGGTGTTTGAAACGCCGGGGGATGTGCCAGCAGGCGAGTTTATTTGGAGAATCACAGACGGGGCTACATTAAATGGTGATTTTTATGTTGATGAGCATCTGACCTTTTTAGGGTAAACTATTTGTAGTACCAAAAAAGCACCCTTCAAGGGTGCTTTTTTATGGCCAAAATGCAGAAAAAGGTTGACCTTTACTAGCACTTGTCATATTATAATAGCATAAACAAAAACGGAGCTAGATATGAAAAACGAGATCCAAAACTTGGTTAACGCTATTGTAGACGATTATCGTATGTGGACTCTACGCACAGAGTATGGTCAAAAAGATTACGACCGTGCCATGGAACGTGTAAAAGATTTTGCTGATGGTATTGTTGTTAAGGAAGGCCCTAAGTACACAAAAATCTACAAGGACAATGGTGGTTGCATCTGGGGTTTTGTTGTTGCAGTGGATACTGACAAGAAGTTCCGCAAAGGAGACATCCTAATGCCAGCAGGTTATGCGGCTCCTGCTCGTAACGCGGCACGTGGTAACATCTTAGACAACGACTTTGATATTAACTGGACAGGTCCTAAGTACCTGTAAGATTTACGTGGACGTGGCTGAGTTGGTCCAAAGCAACAGACTGCAAATCTGTAAAACCGGGGGTTCGAATCCCTCCGTCCACTCCAAATGCCGGATTGGTGTAATGGAAACACAGGTGACTCCAAATCACTTACTGGAGGTTCGATTCCTTCATCCGGTGCCATATTCCCTCAATCGCCCGGCTAGCTACCGGGCTTTTTTTTGTATAAAATCGTATGCAAATTTTGCAAATTGTTTATGCGCTTCGGTAGTAGGATGTAAATCGTCTGATAGAAGTAAATTGTTAGCTTTTGCATATTCATACATTCCTTTATATGAACCAAAAGTAACCATATGATCTGAGTATTTGTGTACTAAAGGTAAATTTGGTATACTTGTAAATTCTGCCATAACCGTAAAGACAAATTGGTAGTTGTTAGTTCTTAAATATGTAAATAATTCGCTGAGAGCATCTATACTTCTTTGATTAATTTCATCGACACTCAGTTTGCTAAATTCTTCTTTCCATGGAGGGCTATACTTTTCAATTACCGTGTAATCAAAATGTGTTTGATCCCAATACACCGAGGAAGATTTATATTCTGAATCCCATTCACAAAACAAATCGAATCGACCAGGTGATGTAATGTTAAAAATTACTAACGTGTTATTTGGGTGGTAATTATATTTTTCGAGTGCATCTATAATGGTTTTTTTAGTGTAAACTATACCGTGCCCACCGCCTGCAAAATTTGCGAAACTGGTAACGTTTAACCGTTGGCTTAAAAAGCTAGCCCAAGATCTACAGGGTGCAGCTGGATATTCTGGATCATCTATAAAACTACAGCCACCTGGTGTTTTGGATGTAGGTGGTATACCACCAATGGCATCTTGTGTAAAACTGCATCCGCTTGCAAGTAAATTTTGAAATTGCATGAAATATTTAATAAAATAGGTTGACCATAATGTAATTTTCGGCTATACTAATAGTATAGAAAGTTAGGAGAGCTAGATATGAAACTTTCAACCGCAATCAAAGTCCTCGAAAAAGATGCTGAATTCATGGGCATCACGTTCGAACAAATTTTAGTGTTTATCACACGCAACCCATACGCTGTTCCACAGCGTGTTATCGAAGCATACGGTGTATATCAAAAGGAGACTGTGTAATGGAAACAGAATTTGACGTGGCTCGCGAAGTAGAGCTTTTTGACGAGTATGCTCGTAGCGAAAGCCTGGATGCATACATTGATGAACTTGCCATGAAGCATTGTGGCGACGTTTACATTTTTGTGAGGAAGTAATGTTTCATCGATACGCTGTGTATTACGACGGACGCTACGTTGGGACTGTAAATGCACTTAGTTATAGTTCGGCGGTGGACAAAGGCTGTCAACTCGTAGGAACAAGTGCTAGTGCATACAGTGGCAAGGCACGTCGATTGGTCACTGTGGAGAGAATATGATTCGTATCTTGCGTGAAACAACAGGCACGGTAGGTGATTTTACCTACCA